ATCTCATATAAAGCAAATTTATCAATGTTATCGGCATCAATAAAATCACCACACCCGTAGCGAGTGTTTGTGAGGATGTCATAAAACACCCATGCCGGGTTGTTGCAATACACTCTTCCAGAAAAACTTCCATCCCACACTCCTGAATAGGAACGAGTGGAAGGGGTGTAATTATTAGGCACTCTTATTTTCATGCCCTTAATTTCAACAGACAAGCTAGGCACTGAATCAAATGCTTCTGCACTTACCGTAAGGCCAACTAATGCAGTACCTGGATATGTAAATGATTCATCAAGAATGCCAACAATGGCCTTAAAAAACAACTCATTATTAAATTTCAAATCCTCAGGATCGTCTGTTAATCGCGTGAGGCGAATAGTCCAAGGTCCAGTGCCATTCGTAGCCACTGGATATTCAAAATCAACAGGCCCCCTAGATTTACCTTCAATTACATGTTCGCTGCTCGACTGGGCGCCAGCATTATTAATAATTGTGATACGAAATCGTACTGACGTGCCCTTAATGTCACCATCTTCTTCCACTTTAAACAGTGACCCAACGCCAACTCTGACAATCAACGATGTAAATAAATTACTGGTTGTAGTGACACTTGTTGGACCTGCATTTTTTGTTACCTTGATGCCCACTGGCTGCTCCACTCGGACATCGTTGAATCCAGAAATGGCACTTTGTCCTATATTGCCAGCACGGAATCCAACAGTAACATTGCGACCAAAATTATTGTCACCACTGGCCGATTCAAGGGGGGTGTTATTTAAAAATACAGATCGCTTTTCAGTGGTTGCAAATCCTTCAACCGGGCCTTCACAAAGCACTCCAAGTAGCTTCGCTGTTGACCTACTCCGTAAAGTGTCTGGGTCTTCTTCTGGAGCGTCTCCTCCACCGCCCTTGCCGCCAGAGCCTTCAATATCAAGAATGCGCTTAGCCTCAATGTCGTGATTTTCGCGGCTCATTGAATCAAACACTAATGTTCTCCGTGCTAATAGAAGAGGAAATATAAAGCGGAGATTGCACTAAATATTGTCCATATACCAACGGCACCGGATAGCCTTGTGATGTCAACTCAACGGCGCGATCAAAAACAAAACTTTCTTTTTTCTTGGAATCGCCTTTTGGAGTTTGGACAGAAGGTGCTATCAAGCCAGCAATGCCCGTAAGAACTAGGCCGATGCCAAGGGTGAGTAGCGATGTGCCTAATTTCGTAAGTGCGCCAGCAGTGAGCGCACTATTGGCAGCAGCTTGCCCCGCACTTACAATGCCAAATCCAGGAATGAATGCCAACGCGACCAGCGCCACCCCTAATAAAATCTGACCAATACTAAATCCTTTCCCGCCCGAACCAGCAATGATTGGCGCAATAATCAATCGACTACACGAAAGATCAATCTGTTCATAATCGATGCCATCTGGATCATCTGTAACAAGCCGAAAAGCCATGCCGTTTTCATGGGCATAACATAAGTAATCCTTAAATCCCTCAATTTGCCTAGACAATGCCGATATCACTTCGCGAGGATTTTTTACAAGGAATTTATAAGTGCGCCCAAACCTGCGTCCAAGCTCACCCAGTAGCTTCACTTCTATCCAGCGTTCGCCGTTTGTCATAAATCCCTATGCCTCAAAATTTGACAGCATGAATGTTCCCACAATCCTCCCCAGATAGAAGACTGCGACAAGCGGTCCATTAAATGATGATAAAACAACATTCCTTCCCCTGACATCACCCCCACATGATTGGCAAACGGAGCGTCAATCTGCATGAGTAACATGTCGCCCTTTTGCCCCGGCTTATCTACAGGCGAGAAACCTTGCGCTTCGTAATTCCTGTCGAACATTTTCCAATCGCGACTTTCCCATTCCAATTCCTCGCCCCGCTCAAAATCATCAAGGATGATGCCAAATTCTCGCCTGTAAAAATCCCGAAGTAATGCATAGCAATCATTAATGCCATACACCCATTCACGCCCTAAATACGGAGCGTCCCCAGAAGGATCGGCATAGACAAACTTGCCCTTCTTCGTGTGGTAAAGCAGCCACGGGATATTTTGCTGCTTACACATTTTGATGTCAGCAGGCGAAAATTTAGCGGGATACTCTGGACCGTGCGAATGAAAAACAGCTTCAATGGTGCCGAGCTTGTCAGCTCGGATGTAATCACTAGCTGCTATGCGAAAATTAGCAGTTGGATTTTCGTGGGTGTTTTCACATGGCACTACTTTGCCATCAACAATAAATCCACAAGCTTCATTTGGTAAAGCTTCGTTACTAAGAATGACTATCTCGCGTTTAGCCTCTATGGAAATCATCGTTGTATATTGGATCCCGGAAACCCACCAAATGGCAGCGAGCCAGTGGGGAACCGTAGTCTGCAGCTATTCACCCTCTTCCCACACACGTCAGCTCCACTCACTGCCGCCAAGCTGGTAGGCGAACCAGAAAGAGCAGCAGCGGCTCCAGAGAAAACCGCCAATGCTGCTACGTACTGTCCACTGGCCGTGGCCAAGCTTGCCGTGGCACCGGAAACTTCTGCGAGGGCAGTTTGACACGAGCCGTTTGCGTCTAATTTCTTGGCATATCGCAATGGGCCAATACTATTATTCGCATTTAGTCGTTGCCCACCCACTCTATACTGTGGCCCAACGTAGCCAGGAGGAAACGATGTGGTAATGCCGCTAACTCTCTGTCCACTCCATACCGCCACCCATTGATTGTTTTCGTCTTGAAAAGCAAAAGTTGCGCTGCCTCTATTGCTCACGTCAAAATCCAATGGGTCAATAATGGCAGTTAATCCATAATCACCACCAAAAGTTCTTCTCTCCACTTCATACATGGGCTTGTTAAGTGTTGATGAGTATTGCTGGTCACTTACAACATAATCATCATCCGATGCATTTTTCACAGCTCCACTCCACATGATCAACACGGGATTGCTTGCATTGCCACTGCATAATGCAAAACTATATGCCGTAGCAGAATAGCCAAACCGCCTTACTCCTCCAAGATTGAATTCACTATCCCCGCCACGAGAGCCTGAACAATTTGCCACCTGATGACTGTTGGCAACATTTAAGGCTGCTTCTGCCGCAGATAACGCACGCCTAGTATTGTTGACAGCAGTAGCGGCAGTTGTGTAAGCAAGCACAAGAGGATCGCTGGCTAATGCCCCCGATGGAACAGGCGCCGCGTCTAGTTCATTTGCAACCGGCAATCCCGCATAGCCACATTCACTTCCACGATATTTCCAAATGCAATAATTTTGAGTGATAATACGCTTCGGAAGTTGCAGCCCTTCTAGGTCAATTTCACTAGCAAGCTCAAACGTAACAAATTGATTTGTTTCTGCTACTTTGCGCTCAATATAGTAAACATCGGTGGGAAATTCTGCATCTAAATCTTGTGATGGCATGCCACCAAGATATTTCGCTAACGTGCGACGCCGCTTAATTTTTGCCCCAATTAAATCGTCAAGCTCTTCTAATGCTTCAGTGAAAGTGTTGAAGATATTGGCAACTGTCAGCGTGGGGCGGGCTATTTGTCCTTTCGTGGATCTATCAAAACCTTCCGCCGCAATAGGCAAAGGCTCATAAGTGACAAGCGCACTGCCGGAACCAGTGGCTTTCCATTGAAGCTTAGTTCCTGATACCGTGGTTTGGTTGGTGAAGTAAAACTTATTGCTGCCTACACCAGTTGTAATGTTTTCCGTTAAATCAAGCTCAAACAGTTCTACAACGCTGTCATACCACGTTTGTAAAACATCATTTTCAATAGTCATGGCTTATCAAGTGCGATAGTCGTAAACGCGCTTAACTGTGAAGGAAATTACGTTGGCATTGGGGCCAATGATCTCCCAACTCCACTCGTTTGGATCGAGCCTATATTTATACGTAGTGGTTCCATCATGTGGAAACTGCGCATAAAAGAAATCGCCTTTGAGATCATTGAAATCATCGTCGATTTGCTGGGCCAAGGTGTCCGAAATAGGACGAGTGCGCAAATCATAGCGGCTCATATCCGTGTTCAAACCATCAGGCGTCACCTGCTCATAACCATCACCGAGCTGGAAGCGCCGCACTCTTTGGGTGCGGCGCACTGTCGTGCCATATTCAAAAATACCACTAGCTGCAGTGGATCCCGAAAACAATGTGGGCTGAGCCATGATTAACGAGAAGAATAAATGATGCCACCAGGGCGTGTTTCGCGAAGGATGACATCCTTCACTGCAGCGTCAAGCTCTCTTCCGAGGCTGGTGCCACCACGGCCAGACATTGTGGACTGTGCTTGGCCATTGCTTACGTTAACTGTAATGTTAGTGGCAATATTATTGCCAGCACCTTGACCAAGCTCAACGGGGATGCTGCGACCATCAGGCAGGGGAACAACAGCTTCGTTAAAACGGCCCTCACCAACGAGACCAAGAGTGGGGCCAGTCACCATGCCGCCCTTGGCAAAAGGCGTAACGGGCATAAAGCTGCCATTGATAATGCCGCCATTGGCAAGGCCAAAGTTTGGACCTGCCCGGCCAAGCCCAGTGGCAGAGTCGTAATAACCACCCTTGCTCATTGGTGCAGCACCTCCTGGGAAGAAGCTTGCAATCAAGCCAATCGCCTTCATGACCATATATTGAGCAATCATCTTGACAGCCATGTCAATAAACATCTTGCCAATATTTTTAAATAAGTCCCCAATACCTTCTTTCACTGAAACGGCGCCAGTAAGAATGCTGCTAAACGATTGAGCGAAAGCATCGCCAATGCCATACGCAGCCTCCTTAAGAACATTCGTGCCATTTGTTAGCTGCTCAAATTCATCTCTAGCATTTTTTGCTAGTTCAGCAACACTGCCCGCCGCTGGAATGGCGGCCTGTGCCGCCATGAGCTGCGGAACAAGATCAGGAGCGTCTTCCTGGGCTCTGGCAATATCCCCCTGGAATCCTCTTCGCTGCTGAATGCGAATGGCTTCAACAGGTCCGATTTTGCCGGAAGCAATTTGGGCGTCTTCAATAAGCCTTAAAATTTGGGCGCGTTTTTCCGCTTCCTCCTTCAGCTTCTGCTGCCTCTTCTTCTCGTTATCAGCTTCCCTCGTCTGCAGTTCCAGGTATTCCTTTTGAAGATCATTCTGGAGTGCATGTAGCTCAACATTTGTATCTTGAAGTTTATTATTGAACTGCTCTTTTGTTAAGGATTTACCAATAATTTCACCCTCTCTTTCGATAAGCATATTACGGAACTCCTCAAGAGCCGCGATCTTACCTTTTATTTCTAGTGCTTTTGATATGCTCTCCAAAGACTCTGCTTCTGATTCATTTCCTGCAATTTTTGCATCTCTAATTAATTGGGCCAGTCGCAGCTCTCTGTCAGACGCGGCCATTTTTTGCGCCCTTTGACTTTCAAAATCAAGCAATTGATCCAATGGTATCCTCTTTTCTTTTGTGCCTTTATCTTTTCCTGGCGCCAAATCAACCCGCTCTAAATCTGGGGCAGAAGGCGTGAAATATAAATCTTTCATCGCACGTGTTTGCTCTGCCTGTATATCATTTAATCTTTGGAGCCTGCTCTCTACCAGAGTTGGGTCAATCTTAATCTCAAGCGTAGTTTTGCCACCACGTTTACCGATTTTTGATCCTTTCTCAAATTCGTCGACAAGGCCATAACCTCTCAAAATATCAAACTGCTCTCCAGTAACCATGGCGCGACCGCCGGCACCTTTTGCGGTTTCCAGCGCCTGCTTCGCCTGATTAATTTTTCTTTGCTCCGCCGAAAGCTCAGAAGCACCCATGCTCTTGATGGCCTCCCTTGCCTCGACTGCCCTATTACGTGCATCTCTCAAGCGATTAGCAAGCTTGCCAATCACCCCAACAAGAGCCTCGATGCCCATCAACACTCCACCCACAACCAATCCAGTCAAGGCAAGCCTGAATGCGCGTGCTGCCACCGTAGAAGTGCGCAAAGCAGTTCCCATTGCGACGATGGATCCAGTGAACGTGCGAGCGCTTTGAGCTGCAGTAATTAGGGAAGCAACAAGCTGGAAACCCATCACGCGGGAAAATGCCTGGACGGCAATCATCCCAATGCCCACTTTCACTGCAAGATCCGCAAGGAACCCACCAAATTTTGTATTAATTACGCGAGAAATTGAATCGGCAACAGTGAGAATAAGTTGCCCAAAAATAGTAAATGTAGGAGCAAGTCCTTGGATGACTCTCCCAACGGCAACGATTATCTCTTGAACGCTTTGCATTGCGTCATATATTCCACGCGCATTACCTTCCAGCATGTTTGCCGGGCCATCATTTCCTTGGATGGTCGCACCAAATGCCTTAATTGCTTCCGTGGCAGAAGCGACGGCTTCTTCAATAATTGGGAAGGCCTGCGAAGCTATTGCATTGACAACCGGCTCAAAAGCTTCATACAATCGCTGAACAGAATTTTGCATTCCATTCAAAGCGCCCTGCAATGTATTAGCAGCATTTGCAGCGGCACCGCCAAAATCACTGTTCATGATTTTGGCTACATTACGCAATACTTGCGCCATTGCCTCGCCTTTGAATGCCCCATTCTCCATTGCCTTGGAGAATTCGGGAATGCTCATCTGAGCAGCGCGAGCAAACAATGCGAGAGAGCCAGGCAGCACGTCACCAAGCTGCCCTTTAAGCTCTTCGCTCATGATTTGGCCTTTACTTGCCATCTGAGCGAATGCGTAGTTCACACGATCCACTTGGTCGGCACTTAGACCAAACGTCGCCGTCGCTTTACTGATGCCCTCAAACAATCCTTCAATTTCACTACCACTAAAGCCTGCCGGCTCCATTGATGCATATAGCTTTACGAAGCCATCGCGTGCGCTCGCCAGTGGCACATTGAAGCGATTGGCCAAATTATCAATAAACGCAAACGAGCGATCAGCATTGGACGCACTGCCGGTTACAGCTTCAAGCTGATTATTAATCGTTTGCAGTGCTTTTGCTGCTTCAAATGCTTGACCAGGCAGGCTCGTAAAGAATGCAAGCGCTTTGTATGCAGTGCCATAAAGTAGCACTTGCTTTGTTGCCGTGGCGAATTCGTCGCCAAGCTCTCTAACTGCGCCAGCTAGTGGCAGTTTTGCCTGATTAAAATCAGCTCCAAGCCCTCTGATGCCCGCCGCAAACTTGCCTGTCTGGAAGTAATTTGCAGGCAACTGAGACGATGGACCCATTCCGCCGCCGGGGAACGCCAATGCTCCACCTTGGCCTCCACCGCCTCCACCGCCGCCGCCACCACCTCCAGGAGGGAAGTAACCGCCCCTACCAGTTGTGTAGGCAGGAGGCAATGCAAGCTGAATTGGAGAGCCTGGTAACTGAGGCCCGCCTCCGTATTGGAAATACGACCTGGACGGCGTACTTGCCGCCCCAGCAAATGGATTGGGGGCATAAGGCGATGAGGGTCCAATAGGCAGGCCAAGCAACTGACGCGCCTTATTAAGCATGTAAG